GCGCGATTGTCTCGAGCTCGACGTCGCAGAGGCGAAGGTTGAATGGATCGACTTCGCGGCCGGTGAAGGTGGTCTCGTTCATAAATCCCCCAAGTCGCCGTTCCAGCGCTGGCGCGCGGCCTGGTGAGCGTCGAACGCTTCCCAGGCCTGGCGAACTGCGCCGGCTTCGCGGAACGCGAGCCCCGTCGAGAGAGGGGCGGATGATCCAGGAAGGAAGGCCTTCCAGACCATAATCGGGAGGACGTGCTTTTTCCCCCAGGGGACGAACCGGCGGACAGGGCGCGCCAGGTGCACGAACAGGTGGTCGCCGTTGCGCTCGAGGGCGCAGAAACCCGCGTTCATGGATTCCCCCAAACGATCAAGAGGACGACCGTCCAGGCGAGCGCGAGCTCGAGCCATTCGCGAGAATGTCGCCAGGCGCGGACCCGCATCCGGGCCCGAAGGACGAAGACGCGCAGGCGCAGGAAGCGCCGCCGGCGAACTGCCCAGCGGTCGGCGCGTCGGATTGTGCACGGTCGGATGGTCATCGGGCGTTCCTCTTCTGTTTCGTGGTGGACTTCGGGACGGGGGCGCCGACTTCGTAGTAGCACGAACCGACGAAAACAACAAGCCGGCCATCCGGGCGGATCCCGGAAGCCTTTCGGATTTCCCGCTGCGGGTAGCCGGCGCGGACCAGCTGAGCGCGGTCGCCATTGCGCAGGCGCCCGAAGTAGGTCGGAACGGACGTCTCGCCGACGCTGGCGCGTTCGCGGGGCCCGATCGGCGTCTGAATGGTCGCGGGGCTCATCGTGCACTCCTGGCGCCGGCCTGGAACGCTTCCATCACGACTTCGCGCATCGTCCAGACAGAGACCTCGCGAAAGTCGAGGGAATCGCTGTTCCGAGTCTGCAGCGTCGGGAATCCTGCGCGCTTCGCGACTTCCTCGAGGACGTCGATCGGGGGCGCGGGTCGGATCGCCGCGACTTTCGTCCCGCGGCCGATCGATGCGGGAAGCGCCGGCGCCTTCAGATTGATTTCGAACCCGAGGGCCTGAATCTCGAGGAGCGTCGCTTCGGAGAGCGTCTTCAGTCCCGAAATCTTCGCAAACGCGTGCGCACGTTCGCAAGCTGGATAGTAGACCGTCTTCCCGTAGACCTGGCGAGCTTCGACCGTTATCAATTGCGACATTTGTCGATTCCTTTGTTCCGTGGCGTCATTGCCTTCCGGTGTTATTCAAAGTAATACGATGAGCGCGAACCGTGGGGCGTTTTTTTACTTCCCTCGGAACGACGGCCAAACGAACGCGACCAGAACGGCTCCGGATTCCTTGAGTCGGTCGACGATCCGTTCCCCTAGCGCCTCGAGCAGGTCAGCGCGCGACAGGTTGGAAATGATGATCGTCGGGCGCCTGGCGTCGTACCGTGCCGCCAGAACTTCGTGCAGGGCGTTCCGTTCGTGTTCGGATCCAGTTCCGACGCCGATCTCGTCGACGACCAGGATCCGCGCGCGCGTCAGGCGCCGAAGGACGGCCTCTTCGGATTCGGCCGCGTCCCGGTGGTAGGTCGAGCGGATTTCCCTCGCGATTCCGGACGCGGTACGGAACGCGACCGAGGCGCCTTTCCCGACCTGGCGCAGGATCGCCGCGGCAAGTCGCGTCTTCCCTGTGCCGCGGTCGCCGTGCATGATCAGGACGCGTTCGGAGCCCGTGCGCACGTCCTCGAGCCATCCGCGCGCCGTCTCGAGGACGTCGACCATTCCCGGGTGGGGCGTCGTCCACGCGTCGAGCGTGCTGTCTAGGTGGCGAAGAGGGACGCCAGCCGCGCGCATCCGTTCGCGGATGATCGTTTCCGATTCTTCCGCAGCTGGCGCAGGAGGTGGCGCCAGGCGCCGGACAGGTTCAAAGGATGGAGACATTCCGCGAAATCCTTTCCGTCCCTGGAACGTCGGCGAGGTGGTCGACGCTTCCGAGTCTGTTCCATGCCGTCCGCCGTCCGTTCTGTTCGCTGCGGCGCCAGGTCGCCCGGTCGTCGTTCCAGCGTTCTCCGCGGATCCAGGTCGCCGGATGCGGGACGAACTGGCGATCCTGTTCCGGCCATCCCTGGACGGCGACGGCGAAGGCCTGGACGGCCTCGAGCAGCTGGTCGAACGGGACGCGGTCCAGGGCGCGCAGGATCGCAGGGAGCGCGGCGCCCTTCCCCTGGTGCCGCGGGTAGGCCTGGTAAATCGTTTCCGCTTGTTCCCGGCGTTCTGCAGACTCTCGCGCGACGCCACGCGCGGCACGCGCGGGTTGTTGTTCTTCTTCTTGTTGTTGGCTGTTGGCTGTTGGCTGGTTCGAAGTCTGTTCGGGAAATTCTCGAACAGACTTCGAACACCGTTCGAACAGTGTTCGAGAATCGGCCGGATCTACGTCGTTTTCGTCTGTTTCCGCAGTTTCGACGTCATCGAACGCGCATCGAACATCGCTCGAACAGTGTTCGGCGTTTTCTGTGGGACTTTTTTCAGGAGCGACCGCGCGCGTCGGCTGCGCCGATCCGTTCCTGCGTCGCCGGGCGGACGCGCTGGCGTTCCCAGCTGCGGATTTCTTCCGTCGGAACGCTTCCGCTTCGTCGCATGCCGCAATCCCGAACTTCCACCCCTGCAGCTTCACGTCCGGCCATGAGTCGCGCGGGGGCGCGCCAGCGGCGCCGACCTGGAACCCGGTCAGCCAGGCGCCTTTCTCTTCGCTCCCGTCGAGCGCGAGCATTTCCGCGGCGAGGGCGTCGAGGTTGATCCGAACAGTCCATGTCCTATCGGCCACGGAGTCCTCCAAACTACCCCCGGGGCGCCCTTGTCCGGTGAGAACCCTTCACGGCTCCGAAGTGGATCCGTTCCGGGCGGGAGGCGCCGCCGGGGTGTTCAAGTCGCGATTCCGCAGGTTCTCACGCCGGCGGACGTTCGGAAGTTAGGAAGGATCCCGCCGAACGAACAGGGAGCGCAGCACCTCGAAGTAGTTCGATGGCTTGCCGGTGTACTTCACAGAAAGGCCGTCCGCGTTCGCCTTGACCTGCAGGCGCAGGCCACGAAGCGAAAGAGTTCCCGCGTCGTCCAGGCCCATTCCGCGGCCTTCTGCGATTCGAGGATCGCGGTCCCCTGCCATTCGAGGAAGTCCGTCCCGGCGAACATCGCGATGGATTCGGCGAGCGCTTTCAGGTCGTCGTCGCTGTTGATCGGGCGCGTCTTCACGGGCGCGGCCGTCTTGAACTGCGTCGCCTCGATCGGGATTTCCGGCTGGAACGACGCGAAGGCGCAGCCGTTCGCGATCGCGATGGTTACGATCACGCCAGCCAGGCCGGCGACGGAGAACCGGAACGCGTTCAGGCGCTCGAGAGGGACGACCTCGCAGAACGGCGCCTCGCCGGTCTCTTCGTCGGCGCGTGCCTCTTCGATACGTCTCGCCAGCTGGTCGTACCAACGGACGACGCCGGATTCGATCCAGGCGCGGTCGGTGGTGATTTCGGTCTTGCTCATGGTGTTCTGCCTTTCTTCGGTTTCGTGTTGGGTTGTCTCATGTAGACCTGGACGGATCCGCCGACCCAGAACGGCCGGCCGTTGTCGTCCATTCGGAGGACGGGGGGAGGATCTGGGACGAATTCGACGGACGTCCCGGCCTCGAATCCGACGCGTCGGAATGCGGTCCAGGGAATTAGGCGCAGCACGTCCCCATCGGTCCACGCGACCATGGAGAGGGCGCCGGCCATGTGGTGTTCCTCGAGCGCGTCCAGCTGGTGCCGGCGGAACTTCCCGTGTGGAAGACGTCCGCCGTCGCAGGCCTTCGACTCGACAAGAACTGACCGACCGGAACGGTTCTCGACGGCGCGAAAATCGCCCGAGACCTTCCCGCGCGCGAAGCGCTTCTGTTCCCCTGCCCGTTCGCCCTTGCGAAGCCCGAAAGAGACCTCGCTTTTCTCGACAAGGCGATAGCCGAGGGACCGAAGCGCGCTCCCAACGTCGCGCTCGGTGTCCTCGCCTCGCTTCTGTCGTGCGGCCTGCAGTTCCGACGAATGAGCCCCCGAAGGGGCCAAAACCTGCGCCCCGAATCGGAGGCGCAGGAATTCGCGGCCGAACCGCTTCGACATCAGTATTCGCCGTTTTCCTGCGGGGGAGCGAACCCCGGGAAGTCGTCGGCGCCGGACGGTGCGGATCCGCGTCCGCTGCGCGGTGCGCCGGAGCCCTGGCGTCCCTGCCCGAGACCGTGCTGCGGGGCACTGGAGGCGCCAGGAGCTCCGGCGCCAGTCTGCCCGGCCGCGGGGGCCTGCCTGGCGCTTCCCTGGCGTCCTGCGATCGCCTGGCGTCCAAGGCCGGCGAGCTTCGCGTTCAGGGACGCGCACAGATTCGCGGCGTCCATGCCGTCCAAGGCCTTGACCCCGCCGGCGCCGGGAAGGTTGATGAACTTCACGACCTCGCGCTCGCGTGGCTGCTGCTGCGCGTCGGTGTATGCTTCGACTTCGCAAACCAGGTCGACCTCGATCCCCTGCAGGATCGGCGAGTTCAGTTCGGAAAGGTCGGTCCCTTCCCAGCGGAACACCTCGCGGAGGGTTCGAATCGACGCATCGAAGGCCGCGTCGGTGAGCCAGAGATCGGCGAACAGGGTCCGAGGTTGTTCCCCGTCCTCGGTGGGGATCGAGCGGAAGGCGATCTTGACGGACGGCGTCCCCTTCGTCTTCGACAGGGAGAGCGCGTTCGACGAAGTCGTCGCGGCGACGATGTAACGGTTTGCGGACATTCTAGGCCTCTTCGTTGTTGGTGGTGGGTGCATACTTGACGACCGCGGCGCGGACCTTGTTCAGGACACGCGCCAGGCCTGCGGGATCCGTGCACGCGGCCGCGTCGGCGTCGACGCGCGTCCGGATGTTTTCGGGCAGCGAATCGGAGAGCGCCGCGATTTCCGCGCGCAGTTCCTCGGAGGAATCGCCGCCGGCGCCGTTGCCGGACGCGATCGCCTCGAGGATCGAACCGGCGTCGAATTCCATCTCTTCGGGGAGGCCGAAGCGGTTCTTCGCGTTCCACCCGGCCGCGTGCGTGGTCTTCACGATGCGGCGCTGTCCGCCGTATCCCTTCGCCTTCGCGAGTCCCTTCGCCGGCGTGGTGAAGGTCTGGAACTGCGCAAACAGGACGGCGTCCGCCCATTCGGAGACGAGCCCCGCGATTTCCTTCGATGCCTTCGCCTCGAACCTGTCGTAGTTGTCGCCGAGAGGGTTCGAAAAGGCCTTGATCGTGGAATGTGCCAGGACCTCGAGGATCATCCCGCGCGCGTTGCACTTGTCGAGCAGTACGAGCAGGCGACGGAATTCGTCAGCGGCGAACTTGTACCCCTTCCCGTACCCGTAATCCTCGATATTTGCCAGCTGTCGCGACGGATTCGAATCGCGCTTGCACAGATAGCGGAACAGGATCGGCTCGATCCAGTCCAGGGTGTCGAGGACCAGCGTCTTGTAGTCGTGTTCCCCCACGGCAAGCCATTCGACCCAGGCGAGGAAATCGAGCCAGTCGGTCGGCGTGGCGGATTCGCAGTTTTCGAACTGCGCTCCAACCAGTCCGTTCTCTGCGCACAGGAAGAACGGCTTCGGCGACTCCGCGCCGAATGTCGACTTCCCGACGCCTTCGACGCCGATCAAGAAAACCCGCGGGGGGCGCTTCGTCGAACCCTTGCGGATCCTCGAGGCGAACGACGCCAGGGGAAGCGCGGCCTGCGCTGGCGCGCGGTTCGTGGTCATCGGTGGACGATTGGAGACGGGCGCGTTCATGCGTTTCCCCTTCCTTCGGTGGTGGTGGTATCGTCATCTGTCGCAAGGGTTTCGGCGAATCCCTCGAGCTCCGGGTGGATCGGACCACGCTTGAAGTAGTGCGGGTTGTCGATCGATTCGCGCCCCGAACAGACCTCGAAAAACGGGCATCCGGAATAGATGTCACAGGACCGAGGGTTTCGAGGCCAGCGGCCGGAGACCTGCGCGTCGGCGATTTCGCGACCGACGGCCCAAACGTCCGACAGGTATTCGACCAGGTCGGCGTCGGTCCGGTGGACGTCGTGCCGGCGGAAGTACCGATCGGGATCGGCTGCGATGTCGGCGCGGATCCTGGCGCGGAATTCGTCGACGGTTTCCGTCCTGGTCTGGAGAGTCCAGCCGTCAGCCGTCGAAGCGGTCTCGCGCCATTTCTTCCCGTCCTTCGTGCGCACGCGGTCGCCGTTCACGTCGAGGACGATCTTCACGCCGTCGGCGTCGACCTGCGCGACCTGGTTCGGACGCATCGAAGGCTTGCGAATCGCGTCGTACTCGCAGCCGTCGGCGTCCCAGCCAAGGGACTGCGCGCCCATGTAGTAGCCGGAAACCTGCCCGTCCATCGCGAGCTTCGCCCAATAGCGCGAATCCGGCGAGACATCTTCCGACGTGGTCTTGTGCTCGACAATGAACACGCGGCCGGCCTTCCGGACGATCGCGTCGAGCTTGCCGGCGAGCTTGAACGTCCTCGAAGTCCCGCGCGTCGCTGGATTGACGAGAGGGATCGCGTAGAACTGTTCCACGGCGACGACTTCCATCTCTTCGGCCCCGTACCGCGCGGAATAGGCCTCGAGGAGTTCCTGCGCGACCGTGACGACGTAGGGGTCGAGGTCCTTCCCGTTTGCATCGATCGCGGCGCGCGCTTCACGGTTCGCGACCTCGATCCCTTGCCAGTGGTTCAGATACCACGCCTCGAGGCCTTTGTGGACCAGGTCGCCGAACGCAAGCGCGAGCGCTTCGGACGCAGGGCGGATCCCCTGTTCGTACTCGAAGAGGTGCTTCCGGTGGCACGTTCCGAAACAGTTCCGGCGCGAGTTGGTCAGCAGCTGCATTTCGCGGCCTCCATTTTAGAAAGTTGACGGGGCCAGGCGATCACGTCGTCGGCCGTGAGCGTTCCGCCGGAAAGCGCGACGATCCGCGCGATCCGATCGGGCCGAGGCGTCGAACGCCCCTTTTCCCAATACATCGCGACCTTGTAGGTCACCCCCAGCTGGCGCGCGACATTCGCGCGGCCTACTTGCTTGATCCAGTCCCCGAAGGACTGGCGCTTCTTTGCCATGGTCGATTCCTTTGGTTTGCGCCGTTTCGTGCCGGCGTTGTTATTCAAAGTAATGCGACCGCGTCGATTCGTGGGACTTTTGGGAAAATTTTTTCAGGGCGCGAGGATGCACGCCGTCGCTGTCGCGGCTGCGCACGTTCCGCAGCCGGCCGCAAACCCGGCCCCGAAGGCGCCCCATCGATTCGACCGTGGGGGCGCGGCCTCGAGGGCCACACGCAGGAAGTCCCGGTCCTGGTTGCATTCAGCAAGGGCGCCGCGGGTCGAATCGAGCTCAACGGTCCGCGCTGAATCCGAGACCGTGCACGCGAGCAGGTCGGCGCCGTCGACGCAAACCATCGGCCCCTTGGAGGTATCGGGCTGGATCAGGGTATCCACGCGCCAGGGAAGCGGCCTCGAGCGGATGCGCGCGACCGTAGCGCGGAACGCTTCAGCCATCGCCAGGGAGTCCCCACGAAGGCGCCGGACGGAGTCGGC